AGCCAGTTTTTATTTCCGCGAAATTCGAGGGGGGGAGTCAATCCCAGGGGGGTGATCCCTAGGGGGTGATCCCAGGGGGTGATCCCAGGGGGGTGATCCCAGGCGAGGGTCTGGCGCCGGGGGTGGGCCTCGATCGGCAATCGGCAATCTGGAATCGGGAGGTTAGACGGAGACGATGGGGTTTCGCGGCAGGCCGGCCAAGCCGACCAACCTGAAGCTGATCGAGGGCAATCCGGGCAAGCGCAAGCTCGAGACCAACGAGCCGAATCCCGAGCCGGTCCTGGCGCCGCCGCAAGGCTGGCTGAACGCCGAGGCCAAGGGCATCTGGCGGCGCTTGATACCCCACCTTTTCCGCTGGGGCCTGGTGACCCCGCTCGATCTGGATATCCTCGCCATGTACTGCGACGCGGTGGCCGAGGTGCACTTCGCCCGGCGCAAGCTCGCGCGCGCCGGCTACGAGGCCAAGACGCCGAGCGGCTACAAGCAGCAATCGCATTGGATCCACACCCGCAACCAGGCGGTCAAGCGGGCCGCCGAGCTGGGCACGCACTTCGGCCTGACGCCGGCGGCGCGGACCCGGTTGAAGGGCACGGCGCAGGGCGAGCTGTTCGATCCGCCCGCGGACGCGCCGATGGGTCAGGACAAGGGCTGGAATGCGCTCTGAGACACCCATGACCGAAACGCGGGATCACATCGCCATCGCGCGGCGCTATGCCGAGGATGTGATCGCCGGTCGGATCGTGGCCTGCGAATTCGTGCGCCTGGCCTGCGCGCGGCAGATCCGCGATCTGGAGCGCGCCGCCGCGGGCGATCCGTCCTTCCCCTACGCCTTCGACGAGGAGGCCGGCGCCCGGGCCTGCCGGTTCATCGAGCTGCTGCGCCACGTCAAGGGCAAGTGGGCGCGCCGCGATCCGGCGCACCCGCGCGGCCAGAACATCCGCCTCGAGCCGTGGCAGATCTTCAAGCGCACGACCCTGTTCGGCTGGAAACGGTTGGACACCGGCACCCGGCGGTTCCGCACCTCGTACGAGGAGGTCGCGCGCAAGAACGCCAAATCCACCGAGGCCGCGGGCATCGGCCTCTACATGGCCTTCGTCGACGGCGAGCCGGGCGCCGAGGTCTATTCGTCGGCGACCAAGAAGGACCAGGCCAAGATCGTCTTCGGCGACGCCCAGACCATGGCCCGCCGCTCGCCGGAATTCCGCCTGCGCTATGGCATCGAGGTCTTCGCGCACACGATCGTGCAGCCGAGCACGGGCTCGATGTTCAAGGCGCTGGACGCCAAGGACTCGACCCAGGACGGCCTCAACGTGCACTGCGTGCTGAACGACGAGGTGCACGCGCAGAAGACGCGCGGCCTCTACGACGTGCTGCACTCGGCGCAATCGGCGCGCGACCAGCCCCTGGAGGTGAACATCACCACCGCCGGCTCCAACCGCGCCGGGGTCTGCTACGAGCTGCGCACCTATGCCATCAAGGTGCTGCAGCGGCTGTTCGACGACGAGAGCTTCTTCGCCATCATCTACACCCTCGACAAGGACGACGACTGGACCGACGAGCGGGTGTGGCTCAAGGCCAACCCGAACCTCGGCGTCTCCAAGAGTCTGGAGACCATGCGCGCCGACTGCCGCAAGGCGATGCGCTCCAGCCAGTCGCAGAACAACTTCAAGACCAAGGAATTGAACCTGTGGGTGAACGCCGCCATCGCCTGGATGGACATGGCCAAGTGGGAAGCGGCGGCGGACCCCGGGTTGAGGATCGAGGACTTCGCCGGCGAGGATTGCTGGATCGGCCTGGACCTGGCGACCGAGATCGACATCGCCTCGAAGGTGCGCCTGTTCCAGCGCGGCGACGACGTCTATCTCTTCGCCACCCATTACCTGCCCGGTGCTGCGCTGGAAAAGGAAGAGAACGCGCACTACGCCGGCTGGGCCGAGGACGGGCGGATCACGGCGACGCCCGGCGACATGATCGATCTGGACCGCATCGAGCGGGACATCGCCGGCGACGCCGACGACCATGCCGCAGAGGCCGCGCCGGGCGATGCCGGCACCTTCCGGGTGCGCGAGGTCGGCTACGATCCGTACCAGGCCGCGCACATGGCCATCCACTTGCAGGAAGGCGGGATCACCGCGGTCAAGGTGCCGATGAACGTCGGCCACATCTCGGCGCCGATGAAGCGCCTCGAATCCCTGGTGCTGTCCGGGCGGCTGCACCACGACGGCGATCCGGTGATGACCTGGATGGTCTCCAACGTGGTCGCCTTCCTGGACAACAAGGACAACATCTATCCGCGCAAGGAGCAGCCGGCCAACAAGATCGACGGGGTGGTGGCGACGCTGATCGCGCTCAACCGGCTGATGGTGGCGGAGACGGATGAGCGGTCCGTCTACGCTTCCCGCGGCGCATTGGTGATCTGAGCCCATGGCGTTCTGGAACAGCTGGTTCCGGCCGGCGCAAGCGGCGCCGCGATCGTCGTTTCAATCGCCGGGCGGCGGCATTCTCATCAGCACGACGCAGCAACTCGAGGAGGCGCTCAGGGCCGGCACGCTGACCGCCTCGGGACAGGCGGTGACGCCCGATACGGCCATGCGCGTGGCGGTGGTCTATGCGGCGGTGCGGATCATCTCGGGTTCCACCGCCACCTTGCCGCTGAACATCAAGCGGCGGGTGGACGAGCGGACGCGGGAAGATGCATCGGATACGCCGCTCTGGCAGATCTTCCACCGCCGGCCGAACCGCTGGCAAACGCCGTCGCAGTTCAAGCGCATGCTGCAGGCGCACGTCCTGTTGCGCGGCAATGGCTATGCGCTGATCGCGCGCTCGCGCGGAGAGGTGCGGGAACTGATCCCGCTCCATCCGGACCGGGTCGAGGTGGAGCAGAACGACGATTTGTCGCTGAGCTATCGCTACACCCGCGCGGCGGGCGACACGCTGACCCTGCCGCAGGCGGAAGTGATGCACCTGGTGGGGCTCACCCTGGACGGGGTGCGCGGCGTATCGCCCATCACCTACGCCCGCGAATCGATCGGCGAATCCCTGGCCATGGCCGCGCATGGAGCGGTGGTCTTCAGAAACGGGGCGCGGGTCTCGGCGGTGCTGACGCATCCGGGCAAGTTGCGGGAGGAAGGGCAGGAGAACCTGAGGGCGAGCCTGGACGACTTCAGGGCGGGCGGCGAGCGCGAGGGCAAGGTGCTGATCCTCGAGGAGGGAATGAAGATTGAGCCGATCGCGATGAATTCGGCCGATGCCCAGTGGATCGAGGCCCGCGGTTTCAACCGCCGGGACACCGCCATGTTCTTCGGGGTGCCGCCGCACATGTATGGCGACACCGAAAAAACGACGAGCTGGGGCACCGGGATCGAGCAGCAAGCGAACGGCTTCGTGACCTGGACCCTGGATGATCATCTGACCATGTGGGAGGAGACGATCAACCGGGACCTGATCCCCGCCGGCTCCGACCTTTTCGCCCGGTTCAACCGCGCCGCGTTGGTCAAGGGCGACATCAAGGCGCGGTGGGAGGCCCACGTGAAGGCCCTGCAGTGGGGCGTTCGCAGCCCGAACGAGGTCAGGGCGCTGGAAGACGAGAATCCGCGCGAGGGCGGGGACGTTTGGTACGACCCGCCGAACACCGCCGGCGCCGGCGCGGAGGATTCCGAGACACCGCCCCCGCCGATCGACGGCACCGACGAGGAGTGAGCCATGAGCCTACGCACCCTGCCCGAGACGCGGCAATTCGAGCGCCCGCGGAACTATCAATGGGACGCGCCGGCGGACGTGCTGGCGCGCTGGGCCGAGCAGCCGCTTGCCGCACATGACGACGACGGCGCGACCATCACGATGTTCGACGTGATCGGCGAGGGTTTCTTTAGCGACGGGGTCACCGCCAAGCGCATATCGGCGGCGCTGCGCGCCATCGGCAAGAAGGACGTGACGGTCAAGATCAATTCGCCGGGCGGCGATCTGTTCGAGGGCATGGCCATCTACAACCTGCTGCGCCAGCACCCGGCGCGCGTCTCGGTGCAGGTGATGGGCTGGGCGGCCTCGGCCGCCTCGGTCATCGCCATGGCCGGCGACGATATCGCCATGGGGGTGGGCACCTTCATGATGGTGCACAACGCCTGGGGCTTGATCATCGGCAACCGGCACGACATGGCCGCGGGGGCGGAGCTGTTCGCCCAGTTCGATTCGGCCCTGGTCGACGTCTACGAGGCGCGCACCGGACGGACGCGCGCGGACATCGAGAAACTGATGGATGCCGAAACGCTCATGGGCGCCAGCGCCGCGGTGGAGAACGGTTTCGCCGACCGCATCGACGAAGGCATGGACACACCGCCCGCCGCGCCGGACGACAGCGCCGCCGGCAAGGCCCTGATGGCGCGCCGCCAGATCGAGGCGGCGCTGGCCCGGGCGGGGCGGACACGGGACCAGCGATCGCAGACGATCGCCGAATTGACCTCAACGGCGGCCGAGCGCGATGCAGGCCGCACCCTGGCCGCGCGCGATGCAGGCCGCACCCTGGCCGAGGCACGGGACCTCCTGGCCACCATCCGCAATCTCTAGGAGAAGACCATGAACATTCAAACACCGGCCCGCCCGCGCGGGCTCATCTACGCGCGCGCCGATGCGGCCAATGCCACGGCCGTGTTCAACGAGCTGAAAAAGGCCTTCGAGGACTTCAAGGCCGAGCGCGACAAGGAACTGGCCGACATCAAAAAGGGCATGGCCGACGTGGTGCAGACCGAAAAGGTCGACCGCATCAACACCGAGATCGGCAAGCTGCAAAAGGCGCTGGACGAGACCAACGCCCTGATCGCGGCGCTGAAGGTCGGCGCCGGCGGCGCCGGCGCCGCCGATCCGGCGGTGGCCGCGCACCGGGATGCGTTCGGCCGCTGGTTCCGCCGCGGCGTGGACGACGGTCTTGCCGATCTGGAGGTCAAGGCGAAGCTGACCACCCAATCGGACCCGGACAGCGGTTTCCTGGTGCCGGACGAGACGGAATCGACCATCGACCAGGTGCTGGGCACGGTCAGCGCCGTGCGCGAGATCGCGCGGAAGATCACCATCTCGGGCGATACCTACAAGAAGCTGGTCGGCATGGGCGGCGCCACCTCAGGATGGGTCGGCGAAGAGGGATCGCGGCCCGAGACGGCAACGCCGACCCTGCGCGAGATCGTCCTCACCACGGGCGAAATCTATGCCCAGCCCGCGGCGACGCAGAAGTCGCTGGACGATGCGCGTATCGATATCGCCAACTGGCTGGCCGACGAGGTGTCGATCGAGTTCGCCGAGCAGGAAGGCGCCGCCTTCGTCGCCGGCGACGGCATCAACAAGCCGCGGGGCCTGCTGGCCTATCCCACGGTGGCCAACGGGTCGTATGCCTGGGGCAGTCTCGGCTTCACGGTCTCCGGACATGCCACCCTCTTTGCCGCCACCGATCCGGCCGATGCGCTGATCTCGCTGTTCTACAGCCTGCGCCAGGGCTACCGCAACAACGCGACCTGGCTCACCTCGGACGCGGTCATGGAGACGATCCGCAAGTTCAAGGACGGCGACGGCAACTATCTCTGGGCGCCGCCCACGGGACCGGCCGGCGTCACGACCATCCTGGGCAAGCCGGTGGCGACCGACGACAACATGCCGGCGCTTGGGGCCAACGCCTTTCCGGTGGCCTTCGGCGATTTCATGCGGGCCTACCTGATCGTCGACCGGGCCGGCATCCGGGTGCTGCGCGATCCCTACACCTCGAAGCCGAACGTGCTGTTCTACACCACCAAGCGCGTGGGCGGCGGCATCGTGAACTTCGAGGCGATGAAGCTCTTGAAGATCTCCACCTGACGCGGCGCGCGTCACGGGCGGGCGGCCTGGGCCGCCCGCCTGCTTTTCACTCATTTGCATAAAGGAGCGAGGTCATGAAGGACCTTCACTCGGATATCAAGATCGTACAGGCGATCGGCGCCGTGGCGCTGGCCGCCGACAACACGCCCGACGCCATCGACCGGCAAGGTTACGAATCGGTCGAGCTGGTGCTGGCCATCGGCATCGGCGGCATCACGTTCTCGGGCACCAACAAGATCGAGTTCAAGGTGACCCACTCGGACGACGACGTCGGCTATGACGCGGTGGCGGACGGCGACATGCTGGGGGTTGCCGCGGTGGGCGCCGGCGGCATCGTCAAATCGCTGGTCGCCGCGCACGCGGCGGCGGCGATGTACCGCTTCGGCTACAAGGGCGGGCGGCGCTATCTCAAGCTGCTGGCCGATTTCAGCGGCACCCATGGCACCGGCACCCCGATCGCGGCGGGCGTGGTCATGAGCCACGGCGCCGACAATCCGCAGGCCGACCAGGCGTAACCGGAGCCCCTGCACGGGGCCGCGCGGAGCACGCCACCCGCCCCGGCATAGGCGGCGGCGGGTGGCGGGCGTGGGCGATTCGACCAAGGAGATGGAGATGGATGCGAAAGTGATCAAGACCTTCAACGGGCGGCCGGACGACCAGGTGCTGACCAGGACCTTGAACCCCGGCGACATCGTCACCGGGGACCTGGCGGCGGTGGCCGTGCGCGAGAAGCTGGCCGTCGAACTCAAGACCCGCAAGGGGAAGAACTCGCCGGCGAAGGGCGAGGGCGGCGGCGATGGAGCGGGCCCGGAAGGCAGCGGCGGCGCCGGACAACAGGCCGATCCGCCGGTCTGAGCCGATCGGGATTGAACGAAGGAGGGCGCGGCCGCCCGGCTGGGACCGAGGCCGCGCCCTTCGCTTTTGCAACGGAGGGCTGAGACATGAGCTTGGGCAACACGTTCGAGAACGATCTTCTGGCGCTGATCTTCAACGCCACGCCGATCGCCAATATCGCCGACAACGCGGCGGCCTCGCCGCTGACCAACCTGCAGCTCTCGCTGCACACCGCCGATCCCGGCGAGGCCGGCGACCAGACCACCAACGAGGCGGCCTATACCAGCTATGCCCGCGCCGCGGTGGCGCGGACCACGGGCGGCTGGCCGGCGCCCTCGGGCGGGGCGATCAGCCCGGCGGCGAACATCGACTTTCCGGCGGGCACCGGCGGCAGCGGCACGGCGACGCACTTCGCCGTCGGCACCGCCGCCTCGAGCACCGGCAAGATCCTGTTCTCCGGCACGGTGACGCCGAACATCGTCATGGGCGACGGGGTGACGCCGCGGCTGACCACGGCGACGGTGCTGAGCCTGGATTAGCGCCGTGGAGACGGCGGCGGTGGAGACGGGGGCGGTGGAGACGGGGGCGGTGGAGACGGGGGCGGTGGAGACGGGGGCGGTGGAGACGGGGGCCTACGAGATCGCCCTGCTGGGTCCTCGGATCAAGTCCGAGGATGAGCCGGCGTCCGGTGTCGGCTTGATCGAGGCCAGTTATGTTGGCTATGCCCGGGTGCGGGTGGCGGCGGAAGACTGCGGCCACGACGGCGATCTGATCCAACTGCCGGAGATCGATTTTCCACGGGTCGAGGGCGAAGCCGGGCCGCGCACCGCCACCGCCTTCTCGCTGAGGCGGGGGGACGGGCGGGTCTTCCGCGGCACGTTTTGGGGGGTCATCCCGCTGCGGCGGAACCATATGCCGCGCATCTCGCACGCGCAGGTGAACACGAAAGGAGACGGAGCATGAGTAAGAAATCGCGCATTGTCGAAGCCGTGGGTGTCTCGGCCAACGCGCTGAACCCGGCGGGACGGCCGCTGGCCGGGGCCATCCAGGCGGCGATGACGGCCGCCGCGCAGCACGC